GCACCAGACAACACGGCACCCTGATCCCCCTCAAATAAAAGTATGTCACGGTGAAGGGACCTCTTTACCAAGAAGAAATTTGAGCCGCCACGAGCCCAATATGCAGCGTTCCACGCGATCTGGTGAGGAGAGATGTTTGCTGAGTTTCCCTTGCTTACCTTTAGCTCACACCAAAACGGCAACCCATCCCAAACTAAATGCACATCAGGAACGCCCCCTCCATGTTTGTTTTCAATCCGCGTTGCGAAGCACTTCGTCGGCAGGTTCTGCCTTAACTGCGTCCAGAAGTTCGCCTCCGGTCCCTTGCTCATTGGTCACATCCTTATATGTCCCTTCGATCTGGAAGGCTTGGGGATACTGCTTCTGTAATGCAGCAAGTCGGGTGGTGATCTCGTCCCGTGAAAGCTGATCGATGGTGTTGATTGTCTCCCGCCTGTCGATGGTCAAACCACCAAGAGCAGAGCGTATCTTCTCCGCGTTGATAGCAGCCGAAAACTGACCAGCCTCTTCCGCTCCCGCGCTCAGTTGATGTAGCCTCTCAAGCTGACCAATGGTGCTCACACCGTATCGGCGCTCTCGTTCCTGTCGTAGCTCAGTTATGTATTCCAAGACATGAGGGTAGTCCCGACCATTCAACAGAATGGATGCCTGTTTCGGCGCCACATCGTGCGAATATCCCGACTTTCGGGCGCACTCGGTGTTGGAATAGATGCCTTCGACAATCTTCTGTGCAAAAGTCATCTGCCTGTTCGTGAGCTTTCGCCCATGTTCTTTTTCGATCTTATTCTTGATTGATGGCATGAATGGTCTCCATGTTTTCAACAACTATACAACAATGAGATGACCCAGTTCAAGGGGGCGCGGTTGTTTACACCTGTTTACAGGCTTTCCCCGGATTTTGTGGACGGCCAACAACAAGCAACAACATGGTTGTGGGCTGCTTGAGAAATTCCAAAGCCTGAAACGTAAACAATAAGGCCGTATTGTAAACAGGTGTAAACACTCGGATCAAGTATAGTTGGTTTGTTTACGTTGTTTACACGATTTACACGAAAACTTTTTACTTTTGGGCTTTTTTTAAAATATCTACCAGAAATGTGTATACAGCGTAAACAGCCCCTCCTGATCTTTTTATTTGACAGCCGCCCTCTATGTTGGTAGCCTACAACCATTCAACAATTACACACACAAGGAGAGAACTAATGCCCAACCATTGTTATCAAACTGTTTCGATCTATGGCCCGAGGGACATGGTGCGAGAATTATATTTCAATCTGAACAACCGTGACCCACGCTTTTGTGCCACTGTTATACCCATGCCATTAGATCAAGCTGGCAACCAGAAGAGGAGGCGGTGTGAATGAGTGAGCGTGAGATGGAAGAGATGTTAGACGAGGTATTTCGCAAGGTGTTTGGGGAGCGGTGGTGATGGGTAAGATGAAAGAGGAGTTCATGCGTAGGTTGCCTGTTATGGATGCGTGTTCCGAGTGCCAAGGTACGGGGACCGTTGATGTAGAGGTCGCGAAGCCTCAGAGTTTCAGCTGCGACATTGGAGAGATCTACGTTGAGGAGGAGCTTTGCGAGGCTTGTGGCGGCGGCGGGGAGGTTAAGCGTCTGTGTGATTGCGGGGAGTTGGTTACGTTGATCATGGGCGAGGCTTCTATTGTATGTGAGGATTGTGCGGATGCTAATGTTTAGAAAACTATTAGAATTTTGGAGGGGTTTGTTCTCTTCGAAAATACAGAACAAAGTAAAGAAGATCGTTAAAAAAAGAAAAGACAAAAAACATTTTGGAACACATTACTACCTGAGTGATTTGCTGGATGTGATGCCCCGTGCTTTTCTGGGTTTAAATATGTTGCAGAAGACTGATCCTGAGATCCATAAACTGTTTTCCAAAACTGGTTGCGCCATTGTGTCTAAGGACATGCGGTTGGCTGCAACAAAGTCTGGATACATTGATTACAAGAACGCCCCTTCTTTTGGGTGTGCTCACTTGGTGGGCGAACAACATGACGATGATTTCGAGGGTGCGTGGCCGATCATTTGTTTCTTTAACAAAATAAAGAGACCCGTCAACGTGCAGCCTAGCAATGACACGATCTATGAATTTGGTATCGTGTATGACACTAAGCATCTGCCGAGATTTCCCCCTGCTATTTTGGAAAAAGTTTATATGAGTATGAGCGAAGACGGCGCTCTCAAGGCTTTGAAGACTTGCCGCCCTACTTTTATGCGTGTTGGCAAGTCGTCTTTTTCAAGGATGACTTGGGAATATCCAGGGCTACTGGAGCGGTATGCAAAGCAGTGGGGGGACACTGACATTGAGGGCGTTGCGTCTTGGTGGTTTAATATAATTAGTCACCTCGCCATGTCGAGTGAGAGCGGTTTAACTGTGCGTGTAAAGAAGAAGAAAAGCGTTATATCTTTTGCCATTGATATGGAGCGGACCCCATACTTTTTCTCGGACAGGGAGAAGGTTGTAACATCAAAGGGTCAGACCAAGAAGATTTTCCACATTGTTCGAGGTCACATGCGCAAGATGTCGGACGGCACAGAAAAGCACATCAAGTCTCATTTCAGAGGGCTTCGTAAGTTCGTTTGGAATGGGTACGATGTTTATATTTCCTTGACGGGCAAACATCACAATTCAATGTTTTCATTTACAGGGGACATACAGTTGTCGGCTAATGAGGAGGAACAAGAGGCCCGAATAAAGAGTGGAAGTCATGTGGACGCCGAAACTTTAGGAGAGAGGATGGATCGATACTATGCTTAAAACGTATGAGGTAACATTCAAGGAGTTGAAGAAATGAACTTACTGAAGAAGATATGGGATAAAATCAAGACAAATGCACAGGCTCCTCGGCTCACGCGGGGACAACAGGTAATCCAAGAGTTGGCCCGAGGACAGGGGACCGCGCGTCAGTTATCGGATCGCATGGGTTTGCGGCTTACGATTGTGCGGACGAATTTAAGCACGTTGCATGGTCAGGGTTTAATTCGTTTGACGGGCGAGAGGGCTGGGAAGGAGCGGTTCTGGAGAGTAAACGAGTGAGGGAGGAACAGGTACTATCACCCGCGGACGAGTCGATCTTAAAGTATTTGCGCAATGAGGTAGACCGCAAGTCGGAGCGCCAATACCGTAAGGATGCAGGCCCGAATGCTCGAAACGAGTATTGGCACGCAGCGGAGGATCTTAAAATATTTGTGAGTAAACTACGCCAGGAAGGAAAGAACATATGACTGAGGGTTTAACAAAAAGAGAAAAGTTCGAGGATCGCTACCGTGAGTTGTGGCTTAAGCAGTTGAAGATCGACAGGATTTACAATCCGATGGCGCGGGAGCCCACGCCTCAACAAAGGGGTGGTCAGAAGACTGCGAAGTTTGGGAGGGTGGAAAGGCACAAGCTCAAGTTGTCTAAGCAGGCTGAGATCATCAACCGGATGTTTAAACAGCGTATGACGATGCGGGATATCGCGGACATCTTGGGGGTTAAGATGGCTCTTGTGTCTGAGACCAAGCAGCGGTTTGATTTGCCAAGGGCCGAGGAGCAATCAGAAGAGCCCGAGAGAGGAAAGTAAATGGACCCAAGGCTTAATTCAATAACAGAATTATTAATCGATGCACGAGAAGAGCTTGACGAAATCGTATGGGACGATGCCCGAGACCCAAGGATCGAGGCCATACTACAGCAGATTCGTCACTATGAAGACAAACTTAATGAAGGAGAAATCTATGACCCAACTTTTTGACCTGAGTGCGACCCGCCGCCAGCAAGTACTTGTCGAGTACTTGACGGCTACTGGTAGTGCGTTTGCTGTTACTCCGAAAGGAGAGCAAGTATTCCTAAACAAGCGTCTGGTTGAGACGATGAAGGTGTTAGCTGGGGACATTTACGATGCGTTCTTGCTGCCGAATTACCCTGACAAGCAAGCAAGCACCCCTTGGAGGGCTATGCGTGTTGAATCTACAGAGTTGCCGCTGGACATAAAGCCTGTGGTTTCGGATTCGATCCCCAATCGGATTGCAGATTACATGGAGGAGATCGACGAGGAAGGTGTATGGTTGCCGGAAGACATAGCAGAGGCTATCGATCTGGATGTGAAGCAGGTTGAAGAAGCGTTGGCCGAGAACTCGGAGATATTTGATCCGGTACGAGCGTACATGTTGCGCTCCAAGGACAAGTAGTGTATGAGCAAGCGACAACGAAGGAGCAACCAATGACCAAGTCTGCGAAAAAAGAAGAACGAAAGTTCTGCAACGTGGCCCTTTTGCCGGAGGACCACGATAAACTAAAGAGATTAGCGGATGACGAGCAGCGGACTATGACCAGGCAGTTGTCTGTGATTTTAAGAAAGCACTATGAAAAACTGCATGGCACTGATATAGTGTAGGCACTTCTCCTCCGTACTACTGCCCTCCCGTGTCCCCAGGCACGGGGGGTTTTTTCTTGGGCCATTCGCCCTTCTTGTATCCTCTGACTTCGGCAATACCTGCGGATCCTCTGGGTTTGAGGTTCGAGAAGAATGCTTTGGCGACATCGAGGTCTAGCCCAGTCATCTTAGCTAACTCTTTGGCTGCGGTGTCGCGAGAAGCGTAGCTTGTGGCTCGCTCTTCCATTAGCTTGGTTACTTTTTTGGCGTCAAAGTCAGCCATTCTCTTGCCCTTTCTCCCAGAACCTTGGCTCCGATGTCAATTTTATTGCGTAATGCTTCGACGATCTTCTCATCGAGAGTGCCTTCGGATATTAGATCGATGTATGTCACGTTATTCTTTTGCCCGATCCGGTGTGCCCGGTCCTCTGATTGAATGCGCGTCTCCAGATTGAAGTCGTTGGCATAGTATACCACGAGGTTTGCTTCGGTCAAAGTCAGCCCGTACCCTGCGGTTGATGGGTTGCCTACAAAGAACCTGAGCGGGGACCGAGGATCTTGAAACCTCTGTACGATACTATTGCGTTCATCGTCTGATGTATCGCCGTAGTATGCAGCGGCGGACCCTTTTCCGAACTTTTGGTTGAGCATCTTTGTGATCTCGATGATGTCGTATCGGAATCGTGACCAGACGATTGCCTTGCCATCGTGCTCATCCATGATCTCGGTCAGCGCGTCCATGCGGCGGGACGGGAAGTACTTCATCTCACCATCGTCTGTCTTGAGATGACCGGACATGACCTGTTGGATGCGGAGCATCTGGGTTATGACTGCTGGGGCTGACACCATCTCGCCGCCTTCGAAAAGAAGCATGGCTTCTTGCTTGAGCAGAGAATACATCTTTGCTTGTTCGTCGGTCAGCGTGACGTAACGGACGGTATATATTTTCTCTGGTAGATCGAGGCAGTCCTTCTTTAGTACACGATAGGAGAACCGTGCGATCTTGGTGGTTAGCTCTTCGATGTTTTTGTACCCGAGGATTTGTTGAAAAGAGTGTGCGCCCATGGTGCGCCGCTGCATAACAGCGTAGCGGCCTTGGAACGTGTAGAAAGATTCGTGGCCCAGAAGCCCTGGTCTAAGGAACTCTGCTTGGGAATAGATATCCAGCGGAGACTTTGTGATTGGAGAGCCAGTCAAGAGCCTACGGTATTTGAATTTCGCTGCGATCTTCATGAGCGCCTTGGTGCGTTTGGCTTTGTGGTTCTTGATGGTTGTGCTTTCATCTATGGCTATCATGCCATGAGGACCGAGGACCTTGGACATCCATTCGCCTGCCGTCTGCCCTTTCTTCGCTGAGAAGGACTCGATGTTCATGACGAAGATGGTCAGGCCTGAGAAGTTATCCTTGACTGAGCGCATTTCTTCCTGTTGTTTTTTGTTGGGCGAAGAGACCCAGCGAATCACTCGGTGCGGCACATCATCTGACATATGCTCGGGGATTTCTTTGGTCACCCAGTTTCGATACACGCCTTTTGGTGCAAGGACCAAGGCGAAGTTTATCTGACCGGCGAGGAACAGCATACCTATGTTATCGAGAAGGACCTTGGACTTTCCTGTTCCCATCTCCATGAAGTAGCCGAACTCTTCCTCAAAGCATCCATGATCCAGTGCCACCTGTTGGTGGTCGAATGGTTTTAATTTAAAATTGTACTTGACAGTCATCACATACCTCCAGTAGAGTCCACCTTACGGATGACAAGATGACTTGTCAACTAACTTAACCTGAAGAGGATGGAACTTATGAGTGACATATTCGAAGACTACTTAGACGAGGGGGATGCACTCTCCCAAGTCAACACCGGAACAGGATCGCAACTAAGCGACTTGGTTCGGAAGCTCCGCGATATCGAAGCACAGATGGAGGATGCGGAGCAGCATCTCAAAGCGTTGAAGGCTGACAAGCACAAGCTCTCAACAGATAACATCCCTGCACTTATGGATGAGATGGGCGTGGAGCGTCTTGATGTGGACGGTGTGACCGTATCGCGTAAGATGATTGTTCATGCGTCGATCCCTGCCGAGCGCAAGGAGGAGGCGTTCACTTGGCTACGCGAGAACCACTTGGATGACATTATCAAGAACGATGTGACCTGTTCGTTTGGCAAGGGCGAGGACAATGTTGCGGGAGATGTCGTTGGCATCCTGCAAGAGCGTGGCTTTGATCCGAAGACCAAGACGCATATCCACCCGTCTACACTCAAGGCCTTTGTCAAGGAACGGGTGATGGACGGCAAGCCAATCGACCTAGACATGTTCGGGGCTTACCTTAACAACGCAGCAGAAATTCGGAGGAAAGCATAATGGGTAACGCAGTAGAAAAAGCAAAAAGTGCAGAATTAAGCACAGACGTGTTGGACGATATCTTTGACACAGCAGGGGATGGTGCATCCTTTGCAGCGGACGAGATGCAGATCCCGTTTGTTCGTATCTTGCAGGCACTGTCACCGCAGTTAAACAAGAAGAAGCCTGAGTTCATCGAGGGGGCATCATCCTCTGACATATACAACACTGTCACTGGTCAACATTGGGAAGGTGAAGAGGGCTTGGTTGTAGTGCCATGCTACCAGACTACGAAGTATCTGGAGTTCGTACCTCGCGATCAAGGTGGCGGGTTCAAGGGTGAGATCCCTGCCAACGATCCGATGTTGCAGCGTACATCTCGTGAGGGTTCCAAAGAGATCCTGCCTCATGGCAATGAGTTGGTTAAGTCTGATCAACACTACTGCTTGGTTATGGACGATGACGGTGGGTTCCAACCTGCGGTGATCGACATGAAGTCGAGCCAGTTAAAGGTCAGCCGCCGCTGGAAAACACAGATCGCGATGCAGAAGATCAAGCACCCGAAGACTGGTGCGATGGTTACCCCTGCGGTATACGCTACGATGTGGCGTCTATCTACAACTGAAGAGTCCAATGACCAAGGCACATGGGGGAACTATCAGATTACCAAAGAGTCCCTTGTTAATAGCCGTGATATATTGATGGAAGCGAAAGCCTTCCGCGAGTCGATCATGGCTGGTGAAGTGAAAGCTGCTAAAGATCCGGAACATACTCGTACGGTATCGGATGATGACATCCCGTTTTAGCAGCCTCGGGGGACGGTTTTTATAGGCTTCCGTCCCCCACCTTTCACAACAGGAGCCAAGCATGTCACTAGCACAAAGAATGCTAGCTGCCTTTGAGGGATCGAAGGTTGCACACGGCACGACCAAGGTCGGTAAGGTTGGACGCAATGGAAAAGCCGAGGCTGACAGCCGCATTGTCCGAGAGCCGTTAACACAGACGATCATGAAAGGGCACATTGATGGTAAGCAGGGGATCGGTGCAATCCCGATCAACGAAGATAACAAGTGCCGCTGGGGAGCGTTGGATATAGATATCTACGATCTAGATCAGAACGAACTGCAAGCGCGGATTCAGAAGCTTAAACTTCCTTTGTTGCATTGCCGCTCCAAGTCGGGCGGAGCCCATCTATATTTGTTTCTTGAAGAGTATGAGCAAGCCAGCGTGGTTCGAGAGTATCTGCTTGAGATGGCTGTAGCTCTGGGCCACAGCGGCTGCGAGATATTTCCAAAGCAAGATACGATCCTGTCTGAGCGCGGGGATGTAGGGAACTTTATCAACCTGCCTTACTTCGACGCAGATTTACCACTGCGATACTGCTACGATGGAAAGGTACAGTCCATGGAGATTGAGGCTTTCTTGGATGCCATCGAGAGCAAGCGCACTGCGATCTCTTCTCTGGAGAAACTGCGGACCAAGAAGCAGCGCAAGCAGTTCAGCGATGGGCCACCGTGCTTGCAGCATATGTTTGCCGATGGTCCTGTGGCCGATGACCGGAACAAGAAGCTGTTTAACTGTGGTGTGTACTGCCGTCTGAAGCACTCGGATGATTGGGTGCAGCAGTTTGAGACAATGAACCAGCAGTTGTTCACTACGCCCCTTGATGCCAAAGAAGTTTTGACTTTACAAAAAAGCTTGGACAAGAAGGCTTACTTCTACACCTGTGAACAGGAGCCCTTCAAGAGTTACTGCGACAAAGAACTATGCACGTCTCGGAAGTTTGGTGTGGGTGATTCGGAGGTTGCGACCATCGAGGTCGGGGGCTTGTTGGTGCAGCTTTCTGAGCCGCGCCTGTATTTCTTGACCGTATCTGGGCAGCGTGTGCAGTTGAACTCGGAGCAGCTACAGAACCAGACCTTGTTTCAACGTGCCTGTATGGAACAGATCCAGGTTGTACCTCCGATACAGAAGCCTCGCGTGTGGCAGAACTTATTGCAGCGGCTAATGGCGGAGTCCACCAAGCAAGAGGTTCCGGAAGAGTTGACCCTGACGGGTGAGTTCAAGGATCTGCTTCGTACTTACTGCACCAGCCAGATCAGGGCGATGCACCCAGAGGAACTGATGAGCGGCAAGCCTTGGACAGACAACGAGGGTTTCACTTCGTTTACCATAGCAGGGCTGATGGAGTTTCTACACAACCGCCGCTTCAAGGCGTTCACTAGAGCCCAGATTCAAGAGATATTGAAGCAACTAAACGGCAACAAAGAATGCCACGGGCATAAAGCCATCAACAAGGCAGACGGTTCAAGGTCCACGATCCGAGTATGGTGGGTCCCTGCTTTCGAGAACATAGATGTATCCCTGCCTGTAGAGGAGATTAATAATGACATCCCTTTCTAAGATGATGAAGGCCAAGGATGTGGCCGAGTGGCTAGGCGTCTCAGAGTCTGCCATATACAAGTGGGTGGGCGACGGTGACTTTCCCAAGCCTTACAAGCTGGGCAACGCTGATGCTCAACGTGCGGCCAGCCGCTGGGATCCCAAGGAGATCGAAGAATGGCTGGAGAAGCGCCGTGATCGATAATGCCACACTGATTCTCGGTCCACCTGGCTGCGGTAAGACGTACACTTTGATCGAGCGGGTTGAGGCCCAGCTGCAAGAGGGTGTGCATCCTTCTCGTATAGGCGTGGTGTCGTTCACAACCAAGGCGATTGGTGAGTTTGTTGAGCGGGAGTGTGTTAAGTTCAACCTCAACAAGAACGACTTCCCGCATTTCAGAACGCTACATGCTACGGGCTACCATGGCTTGGGCCTTGAGCGTGGGGATGTGATGGCAAGAGAAGACTACAAAGTCCTTGGTAAAATACTGGGGCTAGCCTTTGACGGTGCGGATGCAACCTCGATGGACGATGGGATTCCTGTACCTATTATGGGAGGATCGGGGTCCAAGTACCTGCAACTAATCATGCGGGCGGTCTACCGTGAAGCGACACTGGACTATGAGTATAACTACGAAGAGGATTACTCGCTGAACTTCTCCAAGTTGGTGCAGGTTTCTCAGCAATTGGGTGAGTACAAATCCAAGAAGAACAAGGTGGACTTCACCGATATGATTTCCAGCTACATAGACCTAGCGGAGACCCCACATCTAGACCTGTTGATTGTGGATGAGGCTCAAGACTTGACGCCTTTGCAGTGGACGATGGTTGAGAAGATGTCGAAGACTGCGACCGAGGTTCTGATTGCTGGGGACGATGACCAAGCTATCCACCGCTGGACCTCTGTAGACATCCGCAGGTTCAAGGAAAGCACAGACAGGGTAGAAGTTCTCAATCAGTCCTACCGCCTGCCACGGAGCGTCTGGAAGCTTGCTATGCGTATTTCTGATCGGATACCTGGGCGGTTGGAGAAAGAGTTCTACCCCCGAGAGGACGAAGGCAGCGTCCGTACCGTGGGAGCACTGTGGCATCTACCCTTAAACCAAGGATCGTGGAGCATCCAAGCTCGGATCAACAAGTACGTCAACGATATCGCGTTGCGGTTAGAGCAGGACGGTTACTTTTACAGCCGGAAGGGGCGTTGGTCTGTGAGCCAGAAGAAGGTCGAGGCCATGGAGGTGTGGCGTGATCTGGTTGACGGTCAGGCTATTGGTATCGGCAGGGTGCGCAAGTTGTACGAGGCTGTCCCTAAGATGGGGAAGTTTGCGGCGGTGCAGCGGGGGGCTATGACTCTGCTTGACGCTGCGGGGTCCGAGGACCTGTTGACGTATGACATGCTGGTC